TGTGCTTTCTTTCAGCCCATTATCGCTGTCAGTTACTACTGTCATTTTATTTTTACCAACTTTCCAGTTTTCCATTATTGTTATTGTTTACTGCCAACGCTCAAAACGAAACGCTAACATGGTTTAAAATTCATTGTTCGTGCCTCACACGAAATTTTACACAGGCGTTATGAACGCAATATAACAAAAAAGCCCTTACAAACTAATGCAAGGGCTAATTTATTTAGTAATTATTTACTATGCTGTAGTAACAGTCTGGCCTACTAACGCTTTTAAATCGTATGATTTTTGAACGTAAACTTGCCCGATTCCTCTTACCTCTATAACATCAGCAACAGTTACAGGAGCTGTGTAGGTAGCTGTGTAAACACCTAAAGCGGTTTCGGTGATAGAACTCACAGGCTCAACAGCCGCATCAGTTACATTGTATATCTCGAGGTTTGCAGTTGTTAGACCACCAGCACCGATTCTGCTCTCAACGCCTCCAAAATCAGTTTTTAAAGTGAATGTTACAGAGTTAACGTCTGCTGTTCCGTAAGTGATACGAACGTCTGCTAGTGCTTCTGCATCTTGCTGAATAGAATACCCATTCATTGAAGATTGCTTGATATAATCAACAGCAGATTCTAACGCCGATCTGTCGTATTTGAACTTTACTTGAACCTTCGGGAATGTCGAGAACGTACTATCTACTACTTGAACGTCAAAAGAGCCGTTTTGAATCTTACGTCCAGTGAATGAACTGTCTCTTAAATCGCCTACCAAGTTGTCAAGGTCATCATTGTACATAATAGATAAATCTCTACACTCAGAAGCCTTGATTTTAGCAGCTAACTTGTACGCCTCTTTGGTTACAATTGTAAATGTTACCTCTTTAGCGTTGTCGTGAATCTTGTAGCTAGAACCTGAGTCGAAATCTTCTACAGTTGGTTCAACTGGTGGTGAGTCGAACTCTTCTAATTTTCTTAACAACAACCATCTATCTTCTACAATAGAGTCATTGAATTTAGAATCAAAAAACGCTTGGTCTAGCGTGTCTGTTTCTGTGTTAATACCGTTTGCCGAACCGTCAACCTTAGTACTTGACATAAGTATCGCGTTAACTGGCACGCCTATTCCATCCGCGCAGCTACCGTAGCCGCCGAAGTTCTGTATAGTTTGCCCATCGGCACAGTTACATACTGGGATCATAGTTTAATTAGTTTAAATGAATAATAAAAACAAAGTTAATCATTCTAAATTTCGCCTTCTTTTGGTTTGAATTCGTTTTGCCAATCTCGCATCTGCTGAATGTCGCCTATTATCACAACACCTTCCTCGTCAATATCTCTTTCGGTTTCGATTCCTGTATATTGAACTAATTCACCATCCTTGTCATATCTGGTAAAATCCCAGATTTTATCCCCTAATTGAGGTGTGAACTGATCTAATTTTATATATCCAAATTTCGTCATACTCTAGGCTTCCACATTCCCGATGCTGGGAAGTTGATTAATAGTGCGTCATGGTTTCCGTTTTCGTCAGTTGCTATAATGTCTGTTCCCGATTGGTTGAATCTCCAATAAGCCGTACTTGAACCCATTATGTCGTCAAAATTACCACCGTTACCAGAGTTATATAGTTCTCCTATTTGCGAAAGTGTAGGAGCTGTCCCAATCAATATCCCAGTCTCGTCCATATCGGCTTGCATATAGTTTCCACCTGTGAACCGTCCGATGTAATCAAACCCAAACCCATTAGGCTCAACGAAGCTACCTATAAATTGATCATTTATGTAAAGGCTAATCGTTGTTCCGCTTCTGTAATATAAAACGTGATTCCATAATGTGTTGGTTAATATACCACCGTGGCTAAGTGTATGAAGTACGCCACCAACAGCCATTCTTATATTTGTTGTGTTTACCCAGATATAATTGCCCGAAGACATTGAGTCGCCGAAAACCATATCCACGGGTGCTGATTGTCCCTGCGGCCATCTTAACCACATAGACATAGTAAAATCAACCGTGCCAAATAGAATCTTATTATAAAAAAGATAATTACTAACCCCATTAAACTCTAAATAGTTTCCAAATTCAAACCCAGAGTCTTCAACATTACCAAGTGCAAAAGCATTGCAATCAGATGTTATGCTGTCTGTAACAATCACAGAGATCGGTCCAACTGGAAGATTAATTGCAGGGTTTGTTGTTTGTCCATCGCTCCAAAGGAATGAAATATCACCTTGCCCACCTGTAACAATAGCCGTTGCCGTTCCGTTGCTTCCTGTTGATGGCGTTGTTTCTACTGTTGCTCCTATAGTACACTCAGAAGGGCCAATTGAATTCCTGTTATCACAGGCTGTTTTGCTCATTACTAAGGTGAAATTACATAGTATCCCGCTTAAATCTTGAGCAAAAAACCTGTCTGCGTGGCCTTTATCGGTGTTGAATTTACCCCAATTCGCAATATTTGTGGTCTTGTATTCGTTAACCCTATCATATAACCCCCTTTGTTTTTCGATATTAAAGAACATTAGCTCGACCATTTGTCTTATTGGGTCGATTGCCCCTGTTTTGTGTTGTGTTGAAGTCCAATCTGCATAACGAGCTTCATCCATAAAAAACAACCTCGGTTCTGACTCCCTTCCCCACTTATTCAAGGGGTCTGTTATTTCAGTTTCCTCTAATCGCTCATAAAGCCAAACAAAAGGCGTTTTTAACTTAGGGTCTTTGTGCTTACTTTGTTCGCTCGCTGCCATTATGGTTGTCCCATGATAGAAATTAGGAGCGGGCAATTTAAAGTCTTGAACCGTTGGGATTCCAGACGAATTAATATCTTGTATGGTGATAGATTCGTTCATCACAAACGAAATAATCTTATAAACGCTTGAATCTATTACTATTTCCTTTTGAGGTCTTAGCCAGTAGGTCTTGAAAATTGATAGCGTATAGGTTCCGTCTAGGTTGTCCGTTGCGTCTTCTATAACAACAGTTGGCGTTAGCTCAGATACAAGCGTCCTGATTACGTCTACAGTGTCTCTTGTTGTGCCGAATTCTGCCATTTATACAACTAAAGATATTACTTGCTTAATTATTCCTTTGCAGTTGTATTCTGGATAAATTGAAGATTCAAGGTTGATGTAGTGTGCTATGTCGTTGAATGTATTAACAGCTCTGTTGTAAGTCCTACCTATTCCAGCCATTGAATTACTCCTGTTTGTACTATTCTCGAATTGATTCGTTACTATTCCTACAGGTGTATTCTCTTGCCCTTGGTCTTTTATAGCCTCAAACCAGATAAACATTTGAAGCATTTTAATAATCCCTTCCGATCTTAGCCGACACGTATCATCTAAGTAAAAAGGGTTATATATATCTATAAACCTTTGCTCTTGTGGTTCTTGGGGAAATACGTTTGTATCTAAGTCAGCTATAAAACTCTCCATTATGAAAGTCTGATACTTGGATGAATCTTGCCATTACTACTCTTTAGATTTCTTCTTTGGCTTAGATTCTTTCTTTGGCTCTGGGTTTAAAACCTCATCCCTTTTAGACTTCGCCTCTTTTTTATCTTCAATAACCTGCTTTACTTCTTCGCTTACCTCTCCATTATCCTTCTTGCCTATTTGTTTAGGTTTCGATGTTCCTCTAGCTGGGCCGTTTACTCTTGCTCTTGCGTCTCTTCCTCTCTTTTTTATTGCGTCTAAATTCATTTTATTTTCTTTATAATTTATATAAAATTAACAAAAAAAACCCACCCCGATTTGGAGTGGGTTATTAGTGTAATGACTAATCCTTATTAGGCAGTTATTGCAGTTATTGCAGCAGCTACGTCGTCAGCGTGCATAAATGCGTTAGCGTTATTAGACTCAACTAAGAAGTTTAATCTAACATACCCTTGCAAAGAAGCAATTTGTTTCTCCCAGTTGTCTTTGTTTTCAAAAGCAACCTCTAAAACAAGCTCTTGTCTGTCTACTACGTCTCCTTTAGTAGAATCGAATACATAAAGCTCGTTTTGTGGAACTAATGTACTCCAAACAACTCTCATGCCTCCTACAAATGGAACGCCGTTAACCATTGTTACTCGTCCATCTAGGTAGTTGTTATTCAAGTCTTTTCTTGATTGAACATAGATAAACCAGTCACATTTGTTAACTAAAACAGTGTCAGGCATGTAAGCGTTTTGCTCACCTAGCTCGATAATTTGTGTTTCCATTCCCAGAATAAGGTCTACGTAAGTTGCAGCCTGAACACTTCCAGAAATATCACAAGCAGGGTTAGCAGCACTAAACGTAGAAGAAACAGAATCAATAGAGTTTGTGTTCTCTCCTGTTCCGTCACCTAGTAACAATTGGTAATCTACTCTCAAAGAGATAGACTCGTTAATCAATTTGTTAATCCTAGCTTCCATAAATGGGTAGTCAGAAATAAACATTCTGCAGAAGTCTATCATATCTTTTATAACTTTCGTTTCAATAGTAGATACAACTAGGGTTTCTTTAGTGTTAGAAGTTACAGCAGCACATTTAGCAACGTTTTGAGCGTCTCTAATTACAGTATCTTGCTCAGTGTACTTCAAAAACTCTGTAGATACTGGTATAGTGCCAAAAAGGCTTCTGATGTTAGGTCGTCTTACTGGCTTGTCAGTAATACCCGCTTTCATTTGTGCGAAGTCTTCACCCGAAGTAATATCACCGTAAGTCTGCTCTGCTTTAACAGCTATCTCAATGTTTTTCTTTGAGTCGTGAGCCTCTTTAATAGCGTCAACTTTAGAATCCCATGCAGATTTCATAGCAGTCTTGAAAGAGTCGTCAGAGATTACTCCAGCTTCTTTCATCCTAGTAAGCTCAGCGCCTTGCTCTTTAACAGCAGTTAAAAGAGTTTTAACAGTCTCTAAATCGATTCCGTTTAATTGATCTTTAAGAGCTTTTAATTCTTCTCTATTTTCGTCGTTTTCTTCACCTAAAGCAGTGATTTTTTTAGCTATTTCCTCTTCTTTTTTAAGGTTATCAGCGTTTAGATCAGTACTATAAGCCTCTAATTGAGCCTCATCTAATCCTTTGATTTGGTCGCCAGTAAGTTTCTTGAACTCGCCGTCAACGATCCATTCTTTTTTCATAGTAAAATGAATTAATTATTAAGTAAAAATGATTTTAATTGATCTGATGGAATAGACTTTGCTGGTTCCGTTTCTTGAGTGCCTGACGGCGATTCTAAGCTCTTAATGTTGTTATCTAGCGTTGGTGTTGCTTCGTTAGAACCAAACAACACTGCTGAATTCTCTATTAACCTAATCTCTTGCACCACCCAAAAGAAACCTTTTTTGTCGGCTTCTTCTTTGTTGATTATTTGGTCGTAATACTTATTCCAAAAGTCGAATTCTTTCTCGCTTTCTTCGTCGTTGATAGCCAATTCTAATTGCAAATACTGCAAACCGATAGAGTGTTGATTAACCCTACCCATTTTATATTGATTAAAAACCTTCTCGTTATAGTCTTTCATTATGTCGGTTTCAAATACAATGGCCTGAGTTGTGCCAACTCCCTTAATTCCTAAATCGCTATAACTTAGAATAGGATATGGTCGTGCAAATGCGGTATAATAGACTTACGTTGACTTATTGATTTCTTAGCTGCATCGGGCAATAGCATATCCATATGAGAGTCTATAAAGTTAGCTGTATTAGCTACAACACGAACTCTTAGTCTATCCATATCACCAGTAACAGGGCTGTTAGCTTTTGTTGCCTCTCCTGTTTTATGTATCAATGAAGTGTTAAAGCTGACAGCGTCCGAGAATATCGGCATTGACTTTTTGGTAGCTGTAAGTTCTTTTTTATTGTCCTTTAAATAGCTGAATAGCTCTTTTTTAGTTGCGAATTCTGGAAGCGTTACTCTCATTTCTTAACGATTTTATTACCTTTAATAGCCTTTGTTTTTTCGGCCTTGGATGCTTTCAACGCCTCCTTATCTACCTTTATTTCTTTTTTATTTGACATACACAAAGTTAATAATTCTAAATAGTCGTTCCAGTTACTAGTATTTGAGCCTCATTCTCTGTAAGCCCAGCAGAAAATACAAGAGCTTGCACTTTTTGACCCTCTGTCATTGTGCTAGTCATTATCTTAACTATAACCTCGCTCATTGCCTTGGCTTTATTTGCTCTCCTTAATTCATCTTCTTGAAGTATATCAATACCAGAGTAATCAGCATCTATAAAATAGTGAGATTGACCATCAGGAAATTCTCTTTGATTGAACTTGTCAACCACTTCAAGTTCGTAAGAGTTTATAAAAGAATCTAAGTTAGATTTAACAGGCCCAGTCCATAATGATTTTTTAGCTTCTATTATATTGTTGTATGTTGAGCCTGTTGGGTCGCCAAAGAGTATTGAGTTTACATCATAGATGTTACAAAGATCGCGCATCATCAACAATTTACTTTCTATAATCTTCAACTGAGACGGGTCAAGACCTAGTTTAGTGTACTTGACCTTTGCCATCGATTGTATTATCTGACCAAAAAGGGTCGCCCCACTATGTTTCTTATCGAATAACTTTTGCTGTTCCTTTTGCTGGTCTGGCGTTAATACTATTTCAGATTCATTTGAAAGGATTCCTGCAGCCCCTTGATGCTCTAATATAGCAGCGTTTGCAGTTTGGTTGTTGTTTAATCCAGTTAATGTTAAATAGCCAGCAACTAACGGGGACAAACCAAATAAGGATTGCATACCGTATTCAGTAGGGTTGCAGTATTTTAAGTGTGTTATCTCTTCGGGGTCGATTTTGAATTCCTTATTGCCCAATTTATAAACATATCGTAGTGGCTTGATATGCTTGCCCTCTTGCATTGTTTTAATATCCATGTTTTGAGGGTGTAGTAAATATGTTTCACTAGGTACACCAAATCCAATTGGTACAACAGAATTAAAAAACACATTACCTCCTAATAAATACTGGATTAATCCTTGCTCTACATATTGAACTCTTGATTGTTCTGGGTTGGGTTTTTTTATTAAATCGAAAAGAGCGCCATCTTCTATCAATTCAACATCTTCGCCAGTTCTTTTCTTCAGAAGCCAAGGTATATTCTTTGCGTTTCCTACTATTTTATTTACAATAGAATAGACATCAGATGACTTTGCATAACCCTGCTCGAATGGGTAGTCATGGTTTGACTGGTCTATTGAATACTTTTTATTGAGTCCTAAAACGCTATGCGTTGTTGCATCAGAGAATCCTATCTTGAATGCGTTTTTTAGGTTATAAATCCATCCCATAAGGCAAAGTTAATTAATATATTTTTACCAAATACCAACATAATTCGAAAGCCGATCAAATGCGTATCTAATCCCGTCTATCAAGTGATTATAATTATCAATAGGAATACCCGCCGCTTTTTTATCGTTCCAGATGTAGTTATTCAGTTCGTTTTCTATGTTTTTACTCTCACCGCAAACAATTATTTGATAGTCTTGCATATTTTTTATGCCCGTTTTTACACTATCCTTACCTTTTTGACATGGCGCAACGTTTATATTCTCGTTTATTAAGTCATTTATTAGCCTCTTTTCTGCACAATCAGCAACGATTAAAGAGCCTTTTACTGTCTTAGACCTAAGTAAATCGACTATGGCTTGTGTTGATAATTCCTTTAAATACGCTAATTCTTCTACATAAATGAGCTTTTTATTGCTATCTACAGCCACTTTACTCAGCGCTGTAGGGTCTGGGCTGAATCCGAAGTCTAACCCATAACAAAAAGGTAAAGAATCATCAAATATGCCTCTTTCCCAGTTCTGGAATACAGTCCCTTGCAACCTTCCTACTTCTCCGAGGCCGTAGACCTTGTACCAATTGGCCCAATACTCGTTTGTTTTTCCCTTCTCTTTTGCTTTTAGTATTGCGTCTATTGCTGATTGTGGGCAAGCCTCATTGTCTAGGTATGTTAAAACTAAAAACTCTACATCTTCATCACCTTCAAGATGCTCATTAAACCAAAATCGGTGCGTAGGGTTCCAATCTAAAAAAACCTCTCTCTTTGTTCTTACTGCTAACTCCGAATAAGCCTCAAAGCTGATATTGTTAGCCTCGTTGATGTATAATATATCACGCCTCGCCCCTCTTAACTTACTATCATCATCAGCACTAAAGAACTCAATGTAAGAACCATTCACGAAAGTATATCGGCTTTCTGTTCCGTGCCATTGGGGGCGATTCCATCTCTCTGTAGCTTGTAATATCTTCTTGAAGTCTTTTATCACACCCCTTCTTAGGTGTGGTACGCTTTCGGCTACTACAGAAACCTCTAATCCAGATCCTTTTAAACATTTGTCGATTAATATTGGTAATACTCCGTAAGTTTTGCCCGCTGATGTCCCGCCTTGAATACCCTTGATAGGCTTCTTGAGCTTTAGGATTTTATTGATTGCGCTTGTACGAACAAACTTACTCATTTTGGGCATCTGGAAACAAAGGAGGTTCTTTGCTTACTGTTATCTCTTGCTGTTCTGGTGCATTTAGGCCCATCATTTTATTAATTATCTCAACGGCCTTCATTCTGTCCCTATGCGTTGCGATCTGTTCCCCGTCCTCGTTCCCCTCTATTATTTCTTTAAGCGTTTGGAGGTTCTTTAATGCGCTTATACCAGCCAATTTAGCTAAGTCCTTCTGTATGTGTTCGATATAGTCTTGAATATAAGGTTTTGCGAGGTTTTCAGACCCTATTACATCGGCTGTCTTTTCTGAATATCCAGCATCTTTTGCGGCTCTTGTGGCGTTCCAATCAACGACGTACTCTTCACAGAATCTTTTTTGTTTGTCGGTTAGTGTTTTTTCTTCACTCATACCCCAAAGATAGTAATAAAAACAACAAAGCCAGCGTTTAAACTGGCTCTATTGAATTGTTGAATAATAGCTCTACTTTACAATTTCAACTTCTTTTGCACATTAATTGTCCTCCTATTACAAACTTATCATATTTATTTGATTTTCTTATACCCTGCGGTGTTTTATTTTCCTTGCGTGCCATCTCTGATATAGTATAAACCTGTAACTTATTTGCTAATAGTAACAAAATTATTACCATATCACCTTGACTTATTTCGCTGTTTATTACTGCTAATTTAATGTCTTTAGCTTTCATATCAATAGTTTTAGAGTGGTTACAAATTTGTTATGTTCTTTAGCATCCTGTTAGTGGTAATTAGTTACCCTCATCTATGTATTCCTTAACAATCTTTTCAGCATTATTTTCAAAGTCGTATCCATCCCCAACCCATTTAAGAAAGGTAACTAACTGTTCGCTTCGCCCACTAACAGAAAATAAATCTAAAAGCTCTTTCTTGGCCTCTTTAAATCCATAATGTTCTTTACCACTATAATTGTCTAATATGTTTTGTAATTCTTTATTCATCGCTTCAATCTTTATTTGTTCCCATTATCTAATATCTTTTTCATTTTGTTTATTTATCAAGTTGGTTAACATAACCTCAAACGCTATACCTCACCGCCTACGAATTTTACAACAATAATTAAATCACCGTCGCGTTATCATAACCTCAAACGCTATACCTCACCGCCTACGAATTTTACAACAATAATTAAATCACCGTCGCGTTATTAACATAACTATCACACTCGAATTCCCCGTCTTCATCATGTTTTACAGACTTCCAAAATGGAGTATAGTATTGATGCGGTTCTTTGTCTTGTGCTGTAAACCTGTAACAAGTTTCTTTGAATGGACAGTTAATGCCCTCACATTTTGTGATAGCTTTCATTCTTTTAGTTCTTTTATTTCCATTTTTCTTTGTTTTAATCTTATAAGCAATGAAGCTCACTTTTTTTAATCTTGTTTCATTGTTCCTAAAGTAAGCAGTATTATTTACTTCGCAAAACATTCTGAATAATATTTTATTGCTATAAATCCATTATCTTTCATTATAACTTCATGTTTTTTAAATTTGGCAAATACGTCATTTATCCAACATAAATCATCTGCGATACTTCCGTCTTCATTGAAAATAGTAGCCTTATTGTTTCCTTTTTTCAACTCTATAACTAAATAGATTATTCTGTTCATTATTTAGTATTTTGACTAATTATCCCAATGTTTTGTCATGGCTCTTTGTAAAAAATCCATGTATGTTTTATTATTTACTTTGTATTGGTGTCTGCTATTTTCACAATATAGGATTCTTTGAATAGTTCCGTGTTCTGTGAATATGGTTTTTAATAACTTAACGTCTTTACTTCCAGAAACAGGGCAAGCCCATTTCGGGAGTCCAGATTGTACAGCCTTATTTGTGACACTTGCAAAATAAGGCTTTAGTGTCAAATAAAGCTCTTCGGTTGTTACTATATCACCTTTATTATAATCAACCATCTTTTTCAAGTACTCTTTTTTCTCTTTTGGTGTTCCATATTCTATCATATCCCACATATGCAACCCCTCATGTGATTGTTTTAAAGTCAACCCGAAGTATTTTGCCATATATGCCATTGAGTAACTAGGTAATCTAAAATACCTCTTAGCCATCCTGTAAATATCAAATGATTTAACAAACCTGTCAACGTGTAATGCATGCTTTGCTGATCTTGTGTTTATCCATTTATTATCGAATGAGTTGTTATTCTGGCCTATAACCATAGAGGCTTTATTATACTCTTTTAAAAACTTCTTTAACATCTCTTTATCGCAGTGGTTTTTATCCCATGTCAAAGAATATACCTTATCTTCTCCAATCCACTTCCAAGCAATACTAATAATTGTCGGCTCTGTTCTTAATTGTCCATGGTTTATATGTTGTTTTCCAGTCCACCATATATCAGCACTAACCCTGCTTGTTTCTATGTCGTAAAACAATATTTTATCATTCTTTTTGATTCTCGAACCCTTTGTTAATTTGAGTTCGTTTGCGTGTCTCCTTATTTGCCTTTCAGAAATATTCAACTTTTTAGACAAATATTCTTCTATTTCTTTTCGGGGCTTGTCGCTTGAGTATAAATCTACAAGCTCTTTTATATCTTTTTTGCTTAATTCAGTTCGCTTACCTTTCATGTTTTAGTTTTTCGGTTTGGCTAATATAATTAAAAAACATTATAAAAAAAGAAACCCCCGAAAAAATCCGAGGGCTTCAAACCAAAACAAGCAATGAAATTATGAAAGATTATGAATCTTTAGAATAAGCTAAGTTAATTATTTTTTTTAATATTCTCCTTTATCCAGTGTGAAATACTAATTTGGAATGCGTACCTATTTGGTGCGTGCGTTTTGTGTGTTGCAACGTATCTTGTACAATACTTTCTCCACTTCTTATCTATTAACTTTATTTCATCTAAAACAGCTTGATCTAACTGTTTTTCTTTTATTAAGTCTATTGCTTGTTGCAAATATGGCTGTATTGCCTTAGAGTGTATATCGTGGGCTTGCTTAATGTTTCTGTTATATCTCCCTATTGCTCCCCTCAATCTTCTATTAATTCTAATTCAATTGCCAGTTTTCTAGGTATATTAAACACCTTCTTTTTTGTATCTAAATCGTCGTATTCTGATGTTTTAATCCAACAAGCCCGACCATTTATATTAAAAAGTGTGTGCGTTTCCGTTTCGTTCAGTATTGATTTGAATGAAATATCTGGAAAGTCGTAATCTTGTTGTTCTACTGCGTCCATTTTTTTAGTAAATATATTAATTCTAATGAAATATACACGCCTCCGATTGAAAGAATGTAATAAATATCTAATTTATAAAAAATTGGGTACAATATTGTGTTAATCCAAAATCCTTGGCAATAACTACACAAGCCAAATGCTTTTAAAATACCTCTATACTTACGCAGCTTTTTTGACCTCCAGCGAATCCAAAGGAGGTTTAATCCAAAGGAGGTTTAATAATAGATAATACCTTCTGAATATCATTCCTGATTGGAAGCATTCTTGAACGAACATTATTAACCCCGCTATCATGAGGCAATATAATACGAACTGAGCAACCTCGTCTATTTCCACAACTATTTTTTAATTTTCCCATTTTCAAATGTACAATTTAATTATAACACCCACTAAAGAACAATTTCTCGTTCCTCAAAATCGACGCGTATGCTTTCTTTAGTTCCGCATTGTACACAATATTGCTATGTTCCTGTTTTATTCAATTGTTCGTGCTTATATTCCGTAATAACATTTTTCTTCACTCGCTTTTTAAATACCAGGCATATAAATTTCAAGTAAATTACGCAGTTTATCGGAAGTTTCTTTGTCCAACTTTTTACTTTTATTCTGTTTTAAAAGCGTCATAAATGAACTAACTACCTTGTTAAATTTAAAAGCATCTGTGTAATTAAACACTTGTTTCTCGAAAGAAACATAATCAATTTTATCTTCACCAACTGTACTTAACCAATTGTGCCATTTCGTTATAAATCTTTCAATACCTTTTATATTATTATCATTCCAACTACCACCATCGAAATAATAACCAATAAACATTAAGTAAAACCTAATAACATCACTATCGTAACTATCAAGATTTACTACATTTCCTTTGCTTTTACTCATCTTTTCGCCATTATTCAAAATCATTCCTTGATGAATCACTTTTTTAAAAGGCTCTTCAAAATCAATAACACCTATATCAAAAAGAAACATTGTAATAAATCTTGCATAAATCAAGTGCAAACAGGCGTGTTCGCTTCCGCCTACATACAAATCAACTTGTTTTGGTTTTATACCTTTTATCAAACAGTAAATAATAAAATAAAAACTACTATCAACAAAAGTATCCAATGTGTCCGTTTCGCCTTCAATTGGTATAGAACACCCCCATTTTCTTTGTCTGCTAATACACCAATCGTGTTGGCTTTCTAACCAATTTCGTTGAGCGTTGATTGTGCTTTTAGGGTAATCAATAATTTCAAGGTTTTTTATAAGTCTATCTTTGTAATCTGTTATTTTGAAGTACCATTGTTCAAGTTCTCTTTTTTCCACTTTAGCACCACTTCTTTCTGCTATTCCGTTTTTAACCTGTTCATTAGCTAGTACTGTCTTATCAATAGGGTCGTAGTTTACAATACCCTTCTTTTTATATGCTAAACCGTTCTCGTATAATTTAGTAAACAACCATTGAGAATATTTTTGATAATCTTCGTCAGATGTAATAAGTAATTCTTCATATTGAGTATTCATAATACTCATTTGTTTTCTGAAATTTTTAATATTTTCATAGGTTACTTCTTTGGGTTCTCTGCCTACTTTTTTTGCATAATTTTCAGCAGGTAGTCCAAAAGAATCATAACCAAAAGGTTGAAATACTTCATTGCCTATAAATCTTTGGTACCTACAATAACTATCTATTATTGCATAATTATACCAATGCCCAGCGTGTAAACCACTACTAGATGGATATGGGAACATTACACAAATGTATTTATGTTTGCTTCCTACGTCAGCAATTTGCCAACGCTCAAAAATGTTATTACTATGTTTGTTCATAATTCAAAATTTAGTTCTTTAAAAACCGCAATACAGATGTACAACACCGTATAACTTCCATTGCTCGTACCTCACAACGATAAGTTATGCAAGTCCGTTAGTCTTTAATTAACCAATCATAATCCTTACCCAACTTCTCAGTGTGTAATTCATTCTCCTTACTCTTGTTCTCTATTGCATCTAACATAAATAAAAGCCTATTAAAGTCAGAAAAATCAATAAAACTACCCCTTTTTAGTAGCTTTATTTTGCGTCTCATTGCCAATATTAACTCTTCCATCCTATAAATGATTCAGCTCGTTTAACAATTGACTGTAACTCTTTGTCTACTTTATATCTGTCTCGCATAGTGTAAAAAGCGTGATTAAACGAACCCTCTTTCCTGTTATACCTCGCTCCTATTTCTTTAGAATCTAGTATTGTGTATCTAAATAATAGAAACATTAAAACCATTCTAGCTTCGCTTTCATCGTTGCTTCTGTGGTGTCGTCTTATGTCTTCCATGTTTACCATATATTGAGCGCAAACAAACTCTTCTAATTTTTCAACGTCTTTCATTTTAATTGTGTTTAAATTCTTGTTTATATTCCTCTTCTATTTGTTTTGTGTTATTATATCTTTTCCCTCTCAAGTGTTCCCAGTTCTTTTGCAAGTTCCTTGAAGCTCTCGTAATGCTTTCTGTTGAGGTTAAATTACATTTATAAATATCCGCCAATGTTGCGTCTTTTGGTGCTTTGTCGAACCTGACCCAATATTGAAGCACTAATTTAACGTAATCGTCTCGAATTTCCCTATTATTTTCTAATAAATATTTCACATTCTTTTTAACTGTTCTTAATTGCATTGTTTTTGGTTTTATTGGTTACAAATTTGTTATGTTCTTTAGCGATCTGTTAGCAACAATGCTATTTTCTACCATAGTATTCTGCTTGGCTTTCTCGGTTATCATCATCCCTAAAGTCACCGCTACTTTTTACATAAGCACTATTGCTAACACCGTGTATAGATAATTGCTTAATGGCGTGTTCCATTAAATATCTTCTACATTCGGCATCGCTCTTACTTGCACGTAATCGGTTATACAATTTATTGTCTATACTATTTATAAAGTCGTTTATATTCATTTCTTGTTTATTTAATTTCTTTAATAATTCCGCAACTATCCATACACAATTCCGTTATGTAACATAATTTTTGAATAGTAACAAAGCTAATGTTATTGTGCATTTTTTACGTTACATAACAAGGTATATAAAGTAAGTTTGTAACAAATAATGTCACAATTTGTTACTGTTTTTGTGACAGATTTTGTCTCAAATTATGTCAACTTTTGCGACAACAAACCTACTCATACACAATACGTTATAAACAAGCACTAACAGAGTCCATCAATAAAAAAGCATTAAATTGTGCTAAATCATCATCTTTGTAACTTGTAAACCGCAAAGCCTCTTTTAACTTCAGTGTTTTCCCTTTATTAAACCACCTGTAAGCAACTTCTAAATATTCTTTATCTCTATATGCTTTTTCGTTCATTTCGCTTAAAAGAACCTTTGCTATGTAGTAGTGGTCATTTACTTCATCTCTTTCAACAACATACTTTTTTAACGCTATGCTAAATTGTTGACTTAATTTAAAATATTTTTTATAATCCATAATTTCGTTTTTAACCCCGTGCCAGTTTATAACACGGTATATATTTTATTTCGTTCCTCAATAAATCATATACAAGCCGTTATTTCCTAAATGACTTTCCAGTTACTTGTATGATATTAAACATTTCACGCATTCTGTCTCGCATTCTTTCGCCGTAAATCTCCTCAAACTGTTTCGCTGATAGATTACTACTCGCGAAGGTTAAAACGCCCTTACGTTTAAAATTCTCGTATCTATCCATTAATATTTCACTCATTACGTTGGCATTATTCCCGAACATCTTTGTGTTGACCTCTTCCAATCCTAAATCATCAAAGTAAATAGTATTTACACTATCCCTACCATATTGATTCAACACCTTGGCTCCTTCGTTCGTGTAATCTCGTATAATATGCCTTGTTGCAACTATTAGAAAGAACTGGTTAGAACATCTAAACATCTCTTGAAAAACATTAAAAGCCTCTGTTTTACCTGTTCCAACTGGGCCAACAACCAACAAACCTTTGTTTAAATCATAACCACGCTTTACAAACGCCTCATCTTTACTGAAATACTCGGTTAAAATGTGATAAATATCAGTCATCTGAAACCCGTCAATGAGTAATTTCGCTCTATCTTCTGTTATTTTAGAATTTTTCGTCATAATCTACTTTGCTTAAATCAAATTGGTGTGGCTTAAATGTATTACTATTTTTTAAAATAATTTCATTTTCCCAAGATTTATTATTCAAAAAAGTCGCGGGATTTTTTCTATAATCTTTATTCGGAGTTGATTTTATATAATCTGGTAAATAATCAATAATTTTTTGCTGAATTTCTTTTGATAGTTTTTTCCATTTAGACTCGCATTTAACCTTATCTACTTTTTTATCATACAAATCCCAAAATAAATCAAACTCTAAACCTTTATTTTCTTTTATTGTATCATCTTCTTTTATCTCATCTCCTATTATCTTATCTGGTTGCTTAAGGGTGGCTTTAGCTTGGCTTAAGGGTGGCTTAAGGGTGGCTTGGGTTTTCTTTATTTGTGCGCCTTTTCGACCAGCCTCAGATAATCTCATTTTGCGTTTTGTTATTAATTCGTACTGTTCATCTAGGAATGATATAATAAGCTCATAACCGTCATTTATGATGCCCTCAGAAATTAATTCTTGTAATTCTTTCTCTGTATTTGGGTGTCTTTTTGCTATTTGGTCTCTTGTTAAATTACATTCCTTTTGCCAATACATTGAGCATATATTTATAAATAACCCTTGAGCCGATAAGCTACAGTATTGAATATCTCCTGTTATGTATTCGGCTGGCTCGAATTGGAAATATGGTAGTCGTTTACTCATAATGTATAAAAAATATAAAAGCCCATAGCACAGGGAGATAAGGCGGTGGAAGTCGCGAAAACCTGTTTGTCAACTAAATGACTGCTATGAGCTAATATGTATAAATTGAATCCTTCCACAGATTTTATCTATTTAAGATGCTAAACTACAACTAATTTATTTAATAACCTAATTAATCAATTTTATTGCTTCATTATATGCCTCTTCTGAGCTGTTTTCTTTCAATGCGTTGTATCTGATAACCTCTTCACCTATCATTATTATTCTGATTTGCTGTTGTTGGGCTTTATATCTTCTCGCGTGTTCATCTTCAAAATGCTCACGGCAACAAAAAGCCTTCTGGCCCTTTGAATAATTTAGCTCGTTTACGCAGTCTCTATGCTGGCAATGTGTGTAAATCATCTCTCTTAATTTCTTTTCCTTTTTGGTTAATTATTACCCAGGATTTAACATTCCTAACCTTTGGCAAGTCTTTTTTTATCCAATCGTCAAGCTGATCGACAAATGAACGCTCAACAATCATTGGGTGTTCGGTATCTGTGAAGGTTATTACTAGTTTATATTCAGATACTTTAAACTCAATACCTTTCTTTTCTTGTTCTTTTTGCTCTTTTGTCATTGCAAATCCTTAATTTTCTGCTTGTAAATTACTATCATTTCTTCTAATTTCAAACGATTCCACTTGAAATTTGAGTTTCTTTTATATTCTGCGGCTCTTTTATGTAACTCTTGAAGACTATCCTCTCCAATCTTTTGACTCAGCCTAACACCATATCCTATCAAGTGTGATTCATCCCAACAATTACACCTTGCACATTCACCGTGTACATTTTCCTCGTCGTATCTAATACCGTCATAACCCTTAACGGCGTAATAGTGGCCTGCGTTCATCTCGTCGGTGCTTTTAGTCATCCCGCAAGCTATACAGGTAAAAAAACCGCCTCCCGAATCTCTGAGACGGATGTATTTATTAAAGACCTTTTGTAAGTCCTCTTTTATTTTGCCTAATGTTTTACGCTTTTTAGCCATTAAAAAGGAGGTTCTTCATCTGGGTTGTTTAAGTCATCCTCAGATTGCTGAACGTTATCAGATTTTAGTTCGATTTTCCACGCATCAATATTATGATAATATTTCTCACTAAACTCTCTTGATGAAACATTGAAAAAAACTTCAACCTCCTGACCTTCTGAAAACTTACTCAATGCCTCTACTTTTTCGTCACCAAATACACTAAAGCAGACATGGGGGTTAAATTGTGAGTAGTTGTCTATTACAAATGCTTGTTTTTTCCAATCTTTCCCCGCTTTACTCGTTCCTGTTTCAATCGGTAATATTTTTGTAATCCTTCCTATGATTTTTAAACTCATTTTATAAATTGTTTGTTATTATTAATTTCCTTGTCTATTGCTGTTTGATTTTCCAAGTATTCTTCGCTCGAAGGTATGTATAAACCATGTAAAGAGCAAAAATTACGCAACCATTCTATAAAAACTTTACACTCGTCTTTATTTAGATCGCTCGTACCTTTCAAAAACCATTGACCGTTTTTCTCATACTTCATTAAGTCGCCGCATTCACGCTTTAAAAATGTCTTTGCTTCTGCTTCTGTATATCCGAATTCGATAGCATAAAGGCTGAATATCACGTGCAAATAGGCGTTCTGAGAGATTGTCCTTTTTTTTCGTTTCTCTTTTAGCTCAATTACTTGGCGTTTTTCATTCATTGAAGCAAATTTAATCCTTGCTTTTTCAGCGTCGAAGTCGTTTTTTAAGTCGTAAATCATGCTCTTAAAAGTTTAACATTGCTATCAACCATCTCCATAAAGTCTTTAATTCTGACTTTCATTCTTTCAATCATATCTTCATCGCGTTCAACTCGGTGAATGTAAAGACGTTTATCCTTTGGCATCTCAGGGCAATAAGATATAAAATCACACCACTTTTTGTCACCCAACCAAATATGACCTTGTATTTGCCACTTATAAGCAGTATCGTAACCGCCCTTTTTTAATCGCTTCCAATGAGTTTTAGGAATAACGCTCTTTATTTCAATACAGCCGTCTTTGCCTACGTTACCGTCTGGGCTGTCTCCTAAGTGTCCGTGGTCATTAAAACCGCCGTTTGTAACATTACTAAACGTTTCCACTTCGTATTCATCCTTTGCGATTGGTTCAAATTCGTGGCCTCGCTCCATGTAAGAGTTACTGAATGAGCTTGATTCATCTCTTTCGCCTGTAACTATTTCGAGTGCTATTTTTTCAGCGTATTCAATAGCTGGTGTTCCAAATGCTTTCCCCTCATTCGCCATGATAACACCGAATTTTGAAGATGTCGCCAAATCAAAGTTTTCTTGAGTAATAGACCAGTGAACATTCAGAGAATCAAAATCAGCTTCACCCGTTTTGACTTTTACTTTTGCTTTTTCCCATGACTTATGATCTGGTGTTAATTCTGGTTTAGTTAATCTGGGAAGTTCTTTTTTGATACGAACCCCTCCAACTGTTTCGCCTTTCATTTTAACGCTTGAATCAATGTATAACTCAATAGTTATTCCCGCCCAATCTTCGACAAATTTACTCCCAGCAAATTTTGCCATTTGTTTTGAGTTGGTCGCGTTAAGAACTAAGGGTTTAGTATTCCCTGTAAAGTATGCAATATTCGCGTCTATCTTTTTTCCAGCAACTTTCGCTCCTATCTCTTGCTTAACTTCCTTGATTGTAAAAACTAATCTTTGTTTAGCTTCTAACATTTCTTCTAAGTCGGCAGCTCCTAAATGATCTGACTTAAAAACTTTCCTGTAGTGTGTTTTGGTTGTTTCCATAATTTTAGTTGTTTTTGTTTGTTTAAATTTACTACTTTTCTACCAAATCAAAGGCATTTATTCCAAATATTTTTGCAATATTTACCGCCTCTAATACTCTAATTTCTCGGTGATTGTGACGCAAATCGGCTAACCTTTGACGGGTTAATTTGAGTTTATATTTGTTATTATATTCTCTTTCTAGCCAAACGGGTTTCAAGCCTCGTTCATCTAGTATTTTTTGAATCTTGTTTTTAATCATTTTATGCACATTAACTGATTACCTATATTTATTTTTCTGTAACTATTAGATTTCCTTATTCCCTGTGGTGTTTTATTTTCCCTCCTTGCCATTTCCGAAATAGTATAAACTTCTAACTCATTTGCTAATAGTAACAAAATTGTTACCATATCACCTTGGCTAATTTTGTTGTTTATGACTTCTAGTTTTATATCTTTCGCTGTCATGTCAATAGTTTTAGAGTGGTTACAAATTTGTTATTACGTTTAGCATCCTGTTAG